TTTTACCTGCTTCAATGGCTTGGAATCCGCAGTATACTGTAACTGCTTCATATGCTTTTACAATTCCAGCTGCGTCATCAATAATACACTCGTGACTACTGCCTTCTTCATTAAATTTACTACTGTCCATTTGAGCAGTCTTAAAGCTCTTAAATGGTCCATTACCGCCGAGGTGCTTATATATTGTGGTAAAATTATTTGGGTAAGAACATTTAAACAGCGATTCTAATTCATATATAATTGTTGGACCCATGCCCATATCAGTACTAAGGAATGTACCTGCACCGTCAACAATTACTGCCGCAGCAGTTTTAAATCCTGAACGATAAAACGCAGCTGACGCATGTAACTTATGATGATAGTCTGCCATGTCAATCACTTGCGGATGATTATAGATATCTATTTTAGGTGATTGATCAATTAAACCTAACTTACGTGCAAGTCCGGTATAAACATCGTCACCTGTAAAGTCAACTTGTCCTGCGGTTTCTCGCAACGGTTGTGTATGTGCGATAACCAAATAATCTAACTTATCAGTATATTCTAAAATTTTTATCATAGACGCATACGGGCCGCCGTCGTATTTGTGTCTACTAAGTCGTTCTTCTTCAATTGAAAAAACTATTTCTCCGTCTTTAAGTAAACAAACGCCGCCGTTATGTCCCCTAGTAACTCCAGCAATCCATAAAGCCATTATTTTTTCTCTCCGAAAGGTTTAGTAAGTGTAGTAGCGCCAGGCAGTAATTTGCTTTGTTGCGCTGATGCAAAGGTTTGTTTTTTAACAGTTTTACCTAAAACTTTCCTTACACTATTGCACACTGTTTCTATTTGTTGTTTAGTCATTTCCATAACTTCATCATTGTGACGATCTTGTTCTTCTTCTAATGTCATTCTAATAGGAGAATAAACTCTTTTACCGTCGCCCACATCAATAATGTCAAAGTTAGGATCATTGATGTAGCTAATGTTAATAGGATACGTTGATCCTGTAACAATTGTTGCAGTTTTGTCTAATGCTTTTGCAATATGTTGTCCCAAACTGTCGCAGCCTAAGAAGTGATCTGCACATTGAATAACTCCTGCCCATGCTCTAATGTCAGGAATCTGAGGCTGTGCAACTGGATACTTTTCATTGTTTGTTTCTTCTAGCGGTAAAGGAATTTCGCTCATTATAATGATGCCATATTCCTTTTTAAGAATATTAATAATTTCTACAATATTGTTAAGCTGGAAGCTGCGACTAGTAGGATCAATAATAAAATCTCCAACTACTTCTGTAGTCCTACCAAACGGTTGTACTACTAATACTTTTTCGTGTCCTGTAACTTTTCGAACTTCTTCTACAATATTTGCGCCACCGACTACTTCTTGTTTGTTGAGCACTAGTTTAGGTGACGGTACTTCTCTAACACCTTTATTATTAATAGCAATATCAAATGCTTGAGCAAGACTACACTTTTGATTGTAATATTCCCAAACTCTGTACGGCTCAGGTGTTACACAATTACGGTCTTTGAGGTGTTCTTCAAACAATCCTTTATGCCAATGATCATAACATCTGTTATGCAAAGTAGGATGACCTTTGTAAAAGTCAGTACCGCCCTCACACACAATAATAAAGTCATCGTCGGGGTTTTCTTTTTCAAAAAGTTCAAAAGCCGGAATGCTTGTTAGCACACGCCCTGCGCCACCGTTAATATAAAATGCTGTAGATCTTGTCAAAGTAAACTCCTGTCATATGCTATTATAATAGCATATTATTAATGTAATTGCAAGATATTTATAGCGATACAGTTAGGGTTACTGCAAAAGCGAAAAGCACTACCGAAGTAGTGCTTTGCTTTAAATTAATATAATTTAAAAATTATATCTGATAATAAGATCCGTCAATTGGATCTTTTAGCATAGCTGGGTCAATTGGTTCCATGTTATATGCAAATTCTGCAGGTATTCCTGCTTCTTCCATAACATTTGGCCAGTCACGTAAACGTTGACGATAATCTTTCCATAATGCTTTCATATCATCCGGCATATCTTCAACTAATTCACTATCACTGTTTTTCATTAGCTGCGCACGTTTAGATCTAACATCATCATATGTAGGTAATCTACCTTCTACGCCCATAATTGCTTCAGTTGGGGTTTTAACGCGGAAGGTTATATTATCATTTTCGTCACAATGTAAACTTGTTGCATCCCATATGTTTCTTGGTAATAGAGGAGTTTGATATTCAAATTTTGCATATCCTTCTATTTCTATTACGCCTGGAGGCATAGTTGAACCAGTGTGATCTTCTTCAGCTTCGTCGATGATCGGTCCTCTAAGTTGACAAACTAATGAATCTGCAATGCAGTCTATTTCTACATATCTGCATCCCATTGGTAATGGTCTACCGTCAGCTTTTTCAAGCTCGGTGATCGGACCAACTTCTTCTCTTCCTGTCTCGTTATTAATGATCAAAAAGAGTTTATCAGGACCATCGTACGTAGCAGTACGTTTTAGACCTTTTGTAAACTCGTGATCTACGCAATACTCGTTTGGAAGACTATATTCATAATCTACTGAAATCATTGCCATTATATTTCTCCTATGTTCATATTTATTAAAAGTATGTTACTTTAACTAAGCCGCCACCACCGGTGCCGCCTTGACCACAACAACTAGATCCGCAATAGTTAGATGTTGCACTTTGTCCGCCGTGGCCATATGGAACAGTCCAGCAACCACATCGTATCCAACAGTAGTTAGAGTTTTGTTCGTTAAATCCTGTACTAATTCCAAATGCCCCAGTTGAGTGACCAATGTGTTTCCAACAGTGACATGCACTACCTGGATAAAAGTAACCTGACTGTCCTTGGAAGTTACCAGTATGTGCATATGATGCAAAGTCTTGACTTGCACTAGTACCTACGCACCCTGGGCGCACACAGTATGGCATTGTAGAGAAACAAGCATCAGTCCATGACCCGTTTGCTTCGCCGCAGCCGCCGCCGCATGCACATAGATTACTTAAATTATATCCATTTACGTAACTTGTACAACCGTTACATGCATAACACTCTCTTGAATAGCATCTGTATACACCAGCTGCACATACACTATATGTACACCCTGAATTAGTTTTTACGCTTCTACTAGTATATGCTCCGCCTCCTGAAGGTTTTGTATGATGACATCTGCTACAGCTACATGCGCCGTTGCCATTGCCGCCAGCGCCCCACAATTCCCAATTTGCATTAGTAACACCTGATGGTACTGTCCATAAGCAGCAGCATCCTGGCGTACATGCTCCAGGGTCTCCATAAAACCACTTACTGCATAGCGTTTGTCTTACATTGTTAGCTATATGACTTTGTGTAACTGATCCGTCAATTACTTGTGTGCCTGTAACTTTTTTGTAACTTGAATAACTTGCCATTTGTTAACCCTTATAAGTATGTTATACGAACAAGGCCACTGCCACCAGTTCCGCCTTGACCGCAACATCCGTTGCCGCAATAAGTATTCATTGCACTCTGACCTCCTGCTCCGTATGGAACTGTCCAACATCCGCACTTGATCCAACATTCTCTAAGGCCTTGGAACTGTAATGTGCCTATAAACGGTGCTGATCCGCTGTGTATTTCTTGTGGGTGACAATGACAGTATCCTGAAGCAGTTGACCAGCCAGGACGACTAGACTCAATTGCCATTTCACCGTTGTTGTTTCCTGGTGCTCTACAGTAGTTAGGTTGGCTAAAACACGCAGTAGTCCAGTCAGTGTTAGCTCTAGCAGTATCACCGCCACAAGCACAAAATCCGCTTAAATTGTATCCGTTTACGTAACTTGTACACCCATTACACGCAGTACATTCTCTTGAATAACATCTGTATACACCGGCTGCACATACTGTATATGTACATCCACCTCTGGTGTTGATAGATTTTGTATTATATGTACCTCCGCCCGATGCCTGGAAGTGATGACATCTTTGGTTAACACATACTCCAGAACCGTTTCCGCCTGCACCCCAAATATCAAGAGTCATACGGCATACTCCAGTAGGAACAGTCCATAAACAACAGCAGCCAGGAGTACATGCTCCAGGGTCTCCATAAAACCACTTAACTCCAAATGTATTTAATGTACTAGTTGCTAGGTCATTATCAGTTAATGTACCATCTATAAGTTGTGCGCCGTCTACTTTTTTATAACTTGAATAAGTTGCCATTTATTAATCCTTAGGTAAACGTTATCTTAACTACACCAGGGCCGCCTGTGCCGCCTTGACCACAACAACTAGATCCACAATATGTACTAATTGCACTCTGGCCGCCATGGCCCGGAGGAGCAATCCAACATCCGCATCGTATCCAACACACTTGTGCTGCCATTGATACACCGCCTCCTAAGAAAGGAGCAGGAGTAGGTCTAGTATACTGGTGGTGACAGTGACAGTTAAAGATGCCGCCAAATGCACCCGTATGACTTATCATTTGGAAATCACCGCCGTTGCCGCCAGGGGATAAACAACATTGAAAACAGCTATAGCAATATTGTGTCCAGTCTGTATTTGCATAGGCCTGGTCACCGCCAATTGCACAAAAGTTACTTAAATTGTATCCATTTACATAACTTGTACACCCATTGGCTAATCCATTACATTCACGAGATAAACAACGATACACACCAGCTGCACATACAGTATATACGCACCCCGGATTAGTATCAATCATTTTAGCGTTGTATGCCCCACCGCCAGCACCTTTAAAGTGATGACATCTGTTACAGCTACATGCGCCAGAACCATTGCCGCCGGCACCCCATGCTTCCCAATATACTTTACGAGTACATCCTGGTGCAGTCCATGCACAACAGCAACCTGGGGAGCAACGATCATGATCGCCGGTTACCCATTTTGTACAAAGTCGATGACGTACATCTGAACCTAATTTTGATTCAGATACTGTTCCGTTAATAATTTGATCGCTTCTAACTTGTTTATAACTATCGTAAGTTGCCATTGTGTTCCTATACTCTCATTAGACTGAGAAGATTCTCCATCCGTAAGTTGTACCGTGCCATATAAGATCAAATGCAGCACCCTCTGTATTTACCGTTAGGTCTGCCGCGTCGCCTTGAATCGGATTACCGTTTCGTGCAACAGTTAGTGCGTTTGAATCAAATGTTTTTCTTAAATCTAAGAATCTAATAGTATCACCTTTGATAAGTCCAGTAGCTGCTGGTAGTGTAACAGTTCTTGCTGCT